CCCATCGGTCCACGTCGGTGAGCATACTGCCGATAGTCTTCAGGCCTTTCGGGAGGTCGGGCGCTCGGAACCGCGCAGGGAACAACGTGTCGACCAGTGGTGCCGGAGTTACGCCGAAGTGGTGCTCAATGACCATCCTGTCGTAGCTACCAGCGTTGTGTCCGACCTTTACGAATCGAGGATTGATGAAGAAGTCGATTAGAACAGCTCGTATCTGCGTCTCCATTGCCGAATCGTAGAAGCGATTGTGCCCGTCTGTCGAGAGGAAGCTGACGCCCACGGCACGTGAAGGTGTCACGATAGCGTCTGCATCCTTTGCTGCTTTACCATGGATGTCCAAGTCAGGGGTCGCGATGGCAATGGTGCGGAGTCCACATGTCAACGCCTCGATGCCGTCAGTCTCAACGTCGTAAGCGTGGAACGGAGCAGGCTGCAACAACCACTGTTGCAATGTTGCAGCGTCGGGCCTCCACAGGATTTCGGGGTCAGTCCACCGAAGACGGTTGTTAAACCAGCGAAAGGCTTTGCCGAGGTCAAGGTGCAGGACGGGACGCCATCCCGGTGACCGCAGAACAAACGATGGGTGGAGCGTCGGCAAAACTTTGTGTACAGCCTCATCGATGTCTGTGACGGTAAAGTTCTCGTCGACACCGATGGGACCACCACGAACTGCGAGGATTGATTGGTGCCTACCCGTCAGAGCCGTGGTTGCTGTCTTACCCAAGGCGATGATGTTCTCATAGCGAGATGCCAGGTTCGTCAGGAAGGGACGGCAGCAGGTGGCTGGATGGGGCGCAGGTTCAAGACCATTGCGTGCGCGGTCTTTGTTCATTCGGTCGAGGTCTTTGGCCATCCGTGACCAAGCACCAGAGCTTTGCCCCGGTGGTTTGCAGCAGATGACATTGGCGAGGTCAACCTCTGGACGATGATGCCCGATGGCCTCCAGCGAAGCCACCCACTCTCTGCCACTTCGACCCACCAACGGTCGACCCACTTGAACTTCATCAACACCAGGAGATTCGGCAACAGCGAGGATGCCCACTCCCTCATGCAACTCAGGGCCGACTGGTCGCCATTCTTTTTCTCGAAGGCATCCAGCCGACCCCAAAGGGCAGATGTCGCAGCGGCAACCCCACTCTTGTGGGTCGAATCGAGTTGTCGAAGCTGCCGCTGCAATCATCAAGTCATCAACTCACAATCGTCTGTGCGGTACTGGTGACAGGTGCGGGAGGCATGGTGATGCCGCCCACTCCGTTGTTCCCCATGGGATTGGGGGCAGCGGTCGCAGTCAACACTTGAGATGGCGCAACTGGAGCAGCAGCAGGAGCAGCAGGAGCCGCCAAACCACGAGCAGGTGTAGACGCCGCAGCTTTCACAGCAGGCTTGGTCCCGCTGTTTTTCAACTGCGTGAAGCTGGTCTCTGTGATGAAGCGAGTGATGTCGCCATACTGACCACCGAGGTCTTTGGCATTGTGCCATTCAACGAACACGGTTGTACCGGTGAGCCAGTCATCGCTGACACCACCAGCCATTTGTTCATTGGTGAACCCGGCTGACACAAAAACAGACTTGGTGTACGCCACCATGCCACGTGCCTTGGACTCGTTGATGCCAGGGTAAAGCTGGCCCACTTCGTTGTAAGGCGTGTTGAGAAAATACCCGGTGGAAAAGCCGGTGTCGAAAGTGACGTTCAACTTGCGGCTGAACGCATTCTTTTGACCCGCAGCCACACCAGAGATGGTGGCTTTGTAGTAGCCGGTTTCGGGAGCGCCACCACCAGCAGCAGAAACAGAGGTGATGATGTCGCCAGGAATCATGAAAGTTGCCATTTGACAACTCCTTTGGGCCGAAGCCCGTTGAGTTTTGTTTGTTGGGAAGACGGGGCGTATGCCCCTACTCGGTTAGGCCGAGGTTCATGAAGACGTTGGAGGTGGGGGTGGAAGCAACGCGCCAGCAGGTGCTGTGGTTACTTCTTCCCGTGCTCCAAAGTCAAAAAGTGATTTGGCTTGTCGAAGGCGCAGAACGCCTCGTGCAATTCCGTCTTGGCAGGCCCATCGCAGATGGCGAGGGTCCGCACCTTGAATCGTTGCTGCGACTTGCTGCACAGCTTCGCGAGCGGGCTGACCCGAAGCAATCGCTGAAGCAACCTGCTCTGCAATGTCGTCTTGCCACTCCAAACCTTCGAGGCGACAGAGCGCATAGTCGGTTGCACTGGCGTTCAGGATTTCACGAAGGTTGCCGGGTGTCCGTTCGTAACAGACACCGTTGCGATCACCAGTGACCCAGTCGGAATCGGCAGGATTTGTGTAGTAGATGGTTGGGAACCACGGATCGGGGTAGTTCTGGTCGACCATTGCGCGAACAGTGATGTCGCACCACGAAGGGATGACCTCGGTTTGGTTTCGACTGGGCACATCCGGCCCACCGGGGCAATACGTGCCATCAGCGTTCATTCCACCGGCCCTTTCGTGGAATGTGAGTGCCATATGGACACCGAGGTGGCGACCAAGCCCTGCGAGGTGCAAAAGATGGCGAGACAGCTCTTGGTATGCCCAGAACTTGTCCTTTTTCCCGGATCGACCAGTTGGAGACACTTCGTTCCAATGCAACATGCTCCTTCGGCAGATGTGGCTCGCATCATCGATGATGATTGCGCCGTACTCGGTGGCTCGACCTGAATCGGCAAGGTTGGACAGCATCCGAATCAGATCAGGCAGAATCTGCGGAGGATTCGGGTGAAGTCGAGGGGTGAAACCCAATTCATTCTCGGCAACCAAGCGCAATGCGCTGGGGACACCGATACAAAGGGCTGTTGGGAACGCAGCAAGTGCGTCAGAGGTCTTCTTAAGTTTGGGACGACCGAAAATCGCCGCCAAAACAGTTGCGGAAGGGTTCATTGACTGTTCTCCAGGAGTTCAGGGGTTGCTCAGGGGGTTCACAAAAAATAGCAAAGGGCAGGTCCATCGTCAAGCGGAGTTTCTCACATCGTCGAATGCGGCGGGTCCATATTGGCACAGTTTCAGTCCGCTGCATGGGCCGTATCTGCCGTAGCAGGCGACTTCATGCATCGCTTTTGGCCATCTCCAAAAATCTTTTTCATCGAGGTCGAGTTTTGCAATCTCATGCTCGGCACGCCAGAGCAACTCAGGCAGATGGTTATCTCGATGGGGTGTCTTGGGAACGGTTGGTCGCGACACGCGCCATGGTTCCTGTGTCTGAATCAGATTGAGCATGAGGCCCGCGAAGTTGGGCCAAATCTGTGCGCCCATGAGCCGAAACGCAGCGAATCCGCCATCGATTGCGTAGGCATCGACCGATCTCTTTGTTGAGACCCTGGCTTGGTGCTTGTGGTCCCAAACCCAAACCCGTTTGAGTCGGTCCTCGATGACCATATCGACTCGTCGGGTCATTGTGATGGGCTTGCCATGGTCAATATGCCCCGGCACGTCGAGCGGAGTGGGTGTGATGGTGTCACCGTGGAAGCTGCGAAGGTGTTCGACCATCTGGCCACTGGCGGCTACCTCTTCTGGGTCGATGACCCACAATCCCCACACTTCTTTCAACCAACCCAGTACCGCTGTGATGGGATACTCAACGGCAAGCACTCGTCCCGGAGGCTCAGGATGCCGTGACATGTAGCGGCGAAACGTCTCGAGCATCCGTTCCATGTACTCGTGCCCTCGCCCCTCCTGATCACACCACCGTTGTAGGGATTCTTCGGGGGCGAAGAAGGGGGAGGCATCTGTGTAGTATTTGTCATCAACCCAAACACCCCCCTGCTGACAGCCCCAGATGGCGTGCTGATGCGCTTGGATGATGTGGCCCATGCTTCCTCGTGTCAGCGCACTGGCAGGGATGAGGTCGATGTTCAAGCGTTGGTCGTAGGCAAACTTCTGGGGGCATTGCATGAACTGACCAATGCGGCTCCAACCACGGCTGCTTCGCCCAGCCTCGATGAGGATTTGTTCTGTCATTTGAGGTCTCCTAACTTGTCAATGATTGAATCCAACAGGGCATCTTTGTCTTCGAGACCCAACAACTTCTCATCCAACCCCTGCAACTCATCGGCTGCAAGCATCTGCGCGATGGGGCCAAACTTCTGAACCAAGATGTCTACCACTCGTTCGTCGTAGGTGTTTGACGCCACGACCACTTTGAGCAACGTGGGGTTTCCACCCAGCCTGTCGAACCTTCCTTTCCACTGCACGAAGTCACCCGGCTTCCAAGGCAGCATCGCAAAGATGGCAAGGTCGGTTGTTTGAAGACCGTCGACACCTGTACCAATGCTCTGCCCTGTGGCGACCAAACAGCATGGTCCCGATGAACTTCTAAACTGATCGACGATGTTGTCACGGTCACGTTCGCTGACGCCACCGTGCGCCATCCAAACCGGCATCCGGCCCAACGCAGAGTCACCTACACTGAGGGCTTTCTCAATCGCACTCACCCACTTTTCCGTCTCACGTCGACGCGCTGGGAAGATTGCGACCTTCCCACCACCACGAAGACCTTGAATCGCTTCATCGATGACGTACCGACGCTTGCGACTGCACGCTTCAGCGAGCCTTGCCTCAATCATCATCTCTCGTGCGAGAGGGTTGCGGTCCTTCTCCTTGGCAATGCCTTTGATGGCCTGGTTGAATGTCTGCTTGTCGGACCACCGTTCTGCCCGGTTGAGTTCGCTATTGTCGAGATACACAACTTGAACCCGTGTCGAGGGCAATGCTGCGTGTGATTCGTTGTAGGGCACTTCATGGACCAAGAAGCTGCATCTGGCTTTCAGTTCGTCGAGATGACTGGAACCCGCATCGTTGAGACCGCCGAAGTCACCGGGACGGGCAGCGCAGTAGCGAGTTGCGAACTTGCCATAGCTGAAGCTGAATCCCCCAGGCACCAGCAAATCAAGCTGTGACCACAGCCGACGAGGTCGCCCATCATCCAGAGGAGTCGCGGTTAATCCAATGCGCAACTGTAGATTGGGCAATCGGCTGGTATCCATCGTGGCGCAAGCACGTACTTCACGATTGGTCATCGAGTCCGTATCTTGGCTGGCAGCGGTCTTTCGCCGTGTAAATGCCACACCCCCATCCGCTTGATGAATCGCCTTCCACCGCTTGTGGCTCCCGTGTGTGTGCAACTCATCGAGGATGAGAACAGTCGGGTTGACTTGCCGCACTGCAGTGATGTTATCGGGAAGAGCCTCGGCCCCCACAACCACGAATGGCCGCGTCCCTGCCGTCGCTGTTCTCTCCAGGTACTCTGTTAAAGTAGGCTCTCCCTTCCTCCGCTCCGATTCGGGTCGCAGCCGATATGGCTCAATCGTTGTGTATTCCTGGATTTGGGACCACCAGACATGGCGAGCCTTCGCAGGGCACACAACCAAGATTGGACCTGGTCGCGTCAATGCAGCAAGGATAGCAGCTAACGTCTTTCCGGCTCCACAAGAATAGATAAAGAATGCCCACGGTCGATGGATAGCCCACGCTACACCCATCGCTTGATATGGGGTAATGAGGCTGGATACGTGGGTTCGAACGGTGCCTGTGGCAGACAACTCTTCTACCATTGCACGACCCTCTGCCTCGAGAGCTTGCCGTTGCGCATCATCCCAAAACCCGACACCGTTGACGCCAACAGACTCGGCGTCGTAGGGTATGCCATGTTCTACCAAGTAGCCTTCGACCAGCCACGCAGCGTTAACCGGGGCGATGACTTCTACCTCTGACATCTGCTGCCGGACATGCGCCTCGGCTTTTTCCACTCGGATGCGGCGACCACGGATACGCCCATAAACAAGCGTGCCGGGTATATGTAGTTCCAAGTCGGTCAATGCAGCTAAGCTATCGACGTCGACATGGTAGACAAAATGGGGTTGGTCCCACATAGTCGCCTCGAGATTCAGGGTCTAAAATGGAGGTTAGCAGCGACCTGACGACATGTCAAGGGTTTATTGTTGACGACACGTCACTCTACCGATAAACTGTGAGGAGGAGGTAAGTATTTATGTCAACGAAGAAACAATCAAGTGGGTTTATCACATATGTGAAACGGCATCGACAGGTAAGGAGCTGGAATCTGGCTGAACTTGCACGTCGAGCGGGACTTTCACAACCGGAGGTCAGTCGCCTCGAGTCGGGCGTTCGAATGCCTACCATGCGTCACGTTAAGGGATTAGCGGAAGCATTTAGTGGTGCTCCAACAGGACAGGTAGGCGAGCCACGTCGGTACGAGGACTGGTTAGCCATGTTGGTAGACTACGCAGAACGCTCACGCCAAGATACCTATGCATCACGCAAAGATGTCGTACAGGAAACCGCGACTGGGGCTTAGCTGTAGACGACCGTTACGTTGACAGTACCGCTCATTGATGCCCCAGCGGTCCCGGCACTATTCAAACAAGCCAAGGTAATCGCTGTGCCCAACGCAACCCCTTGATCAAAGTGGTACGTGACTTTCGTTGATGCGGGGGCTTTCAGGATCACAACAGGATCGTCTGATCCAACTGTCGTGGACCCCGCAGCAAGATTGTAAAGCTTCACGAAACTATCGGCACTGACTGCCGAATTGTCGATTTCGACGACATAGATTGTCGATGAACTGGTCGCGACCGCAACCGCTGTGGCATTGGCACCGGTTACCGTCGAAGAGTTCGCACCCAATCTTCCGGGGAGTATGGTTTTTGAAATGGCCATGCTGAACCTCTAATCAATAACAGTTGCAATGGCGACAAAAGCACCGCCACTAAGTACCGACCCAGACGTGGTGCCCGCACCCTGACTTGCAGCCCATGTCACATAAGTTGTCATGGTAATACCCTCGACAATGGTAACCACTTGACGTTGCGCAGCGGCTACTGGGATTACGATATCTGGGGCATCCGTGCCATACGTTACTGCACCGATATCGTAGATCTTAAAGTATGCCGTTTGAGAATGGGTGTTGTTCAGATCTAATGTATAGATCGTTGCATTGGTTCCCGTGACATCGCCATCGGGTGTATTGTTAACAACCGTTTGCTTGATCATTCGGCTGGTGATGTAGGCTTTGGTCGGAGTTGCGGTGATGGCCATTACTTCGTCTCCTCATCATCTGATGACGCTACAACTTTATTAATAGGTACTGATGTCATATCACCATCAGTAGGGATCTCTTTCAGTCGTGCGAGGATGTCTGACATCTGCAATGCGAGTTGTTCAGCCTCAACAACAGCCGTGTCTGGTGTTGCATCTGCCACTGCTTCTTCCACAGCTTCATCATCAGCCAGAGCGCAAGCGATCAAAAAAATACTAAGGGATTTTGTCATTGCTCACCTCATTGTCTGGGATGGATTCTATTTATTTCTCCAAGGATCTGGAGGGACATCGAATTACTTTCTTGTAGTTTTTCTTCCAGAGACGCCACATTATTTTCTATGAGGGCAAGACGGGTATGCGTCTCCATAACCATTGTAATCCCTCCAATGACAAATGCGGTCAACGCTGCTGTGAAAACCTGATGAACCTTTTCTGTAATTGACTTCACTGGGAAACCTCACTTAGTGCCCACCCGGCACCGACTGTTACGATTACGCCGCCCAGCAGGCCAATTGCGAGGTGCGTCTCAGTACGCTGTAGCACGGGAATGGGCTGTTGTGCGACAACAAGTTCAGTTTCCAAAAACTCAATCCTCCATTCGGCAAGTTGAAGCTCGTAATCACTCTCTGCAAGAAGCAGGGTACTCTTAGAGTATAAGTGATCTGCCCACTTCTCTGTTGCCAAAAGGTCCGCTGCTGTGGAGAGGGGGAGCGCCAGCGCAGAACAATCCACGCTAACACCCGGCGTCAGCGAAATTGCTTCATGGCACTCCCCCGGAACAGTCATAGGTGGTTCAGGGCGCAGTGGCAAATCGTTCGCAAATGATTGTGTCGCCAAGAGCAAACCCCAAATCATCTTCCTCGCCTCCTTCGATTGATGAGACCAGCCAACCCCTTACCCGGATCGGTGCTTTCCAGCGCATCTTTAATCTCACCCTGCTCTTCTTCTGCTTTCGCATCGAGAGCATCATGGGCTGCTTTCACAACACCAAGCGGCTTGGGTGGTTCAGGCTTTTTGGATGCTTCCTTTTTCCGAAAGGCACCATTGATGGACTTTAAGGTTCCGAGAGCGATTATCAACAGCATAACTGCGGCTATGATGAGAGAATCCAAATCGGTGACCTTACCCATTGCCACCCTTCCATGCGGATGCAATCTTCACGGCGCTGTCGGCACCGATGTACACCAACGTGAGGGTGGTCCACGACTCGGCATCAATCAACCCAACTCCCAGTGCCGCGCAGCCCACAATCCATGCTGTGAGACGACGATAGCTGAGACGTTGATCCCCGAATAATTTATCTATACCTTTTGCGATCATGAGATTTTTCCTCCACTTGCCCAGTTTAACATGCCGATGGCCAATGCTTCTCCGATGCGCTCTAAGCCTTCATCGGTCAAAAGTTGCTTGTGCTCTGGCGTATCCATAAAAGCAGGCTCAAAACACATGCCTGATATGTTTGCAGGCCCAGAGAATATACCACGAATCGTGCCAAATACTCGTGACCATGTGGACACCGATGCACCTTTCACCACAATGCGACGAAGCTCAGGACAGGCTTTGCCCAGCGTAGACCCCACGGTCTTGGCCAATCGTTTGCCACCAACTGAACGAATGTCGTAGAACGTAGACCCATAGTTACCTCGCCCAGCGTTTATATGACAGGCCACGTAGCAAACTGGGCCATCGGCACCCTTTGCAATCTCATTCGCCCGGTAGTGACGCGCACTATACCAACCCTCTGAAAAGATATGAACCGTGTGACCTTTGCACTCCAGGTAGTTTTTCGCTGACTGAATATACTTGTCGGTCAGTTCGACTTCGTAGTCAACGTCACCATCATCATCGACATCGTAGGCTGCACCCTTGTCGTCACGTCCTGGTTTGCCGACGTGCTGCCAATCAAGAATCGCAATCACGGCGCTGTGTCGGTAAACGTGTCGTTCTCTTCATCGTAATACCAGAACACTTCTTCCCCAGTGTCCGTGATTCGACAGGCTGGCTCGAAGACAAAAGCTTCATTTTCCACGACTCCATGCAAAGCCGGATCGAATGTGCCGTCGTTTTCAAAGTCGCAATTCCCCGTGGAAATTACTCGTTTGGTCGAAAGGTCGTATTTTACTTGCCTGTTCATAGCGTCTCCTGCCAGCCCAGCACAATGAGATAGGTGGAACAACTTGAATGATCACACTTGTATCGGATCTCCTTGTTCCCACCACACGGCATCCAAACGTTTTCATAGCGACTTTGAGATTGCGCAACAACCGCCCAGCCGTGGCTGCCAGTGTCGAGAGGCAAGAAGTCGATCGGCCTGATCATTACCCCGTTAGCACTTCCGGCCGCAGAATAAGCCCACAAATTCAATTGTGAAGCGGTGGTCGGAACCCGCGCAGAAGCATCCACCACGGTCCACGATGTAGCATTGCCCGCGTCAAGAACCTTCATATAATCGGCTCCCGTCTCGTTCCACCAAATCGTCCGCTCCCTACCCGTTCCCGTTTGCAGAAAGTTTTGGATGTCGTTGTCAGCATGGTTGTAGATCCATCCAATACGGCGCTTCGCTGAAGCGTACCCGGCTGGCAATGTCGGTGCCGTCGCATGGGCTGAAAGTAGACCGCCGACGCCAGAACTGCCAGAGACTACCCATACTGAATACCAAGTGCTACCGGCTTCCGATCCCGTGTCGAGTCCATTGATCCCGCTTGCTGTGAGATCGACGTTTTGAGTGGCGATCAGTTCAATGTTAGAAGCGTCATTAACGTCTCGCGCCAAACCGATCCCGATTTGTACCGTTGAGACATCGACCCAAGATAGTGCCATTCCATCGATTGCACCTCGCGTGAATCCAATTGCATGAGTGCGGGCAATGCTCCCAGGTATGCGTGACTGTGACATGGGCTACTCAGGGATAGAAGAGAGTTCAATAATCTTATAACGCCATTTGATCTTCATCTCAGTGTCGGCCGCAACAGTTGATCCGGTTGAACGAGAGCCTGCCATAGCAATCAAGTGGAAGTTCTCACCATCGTTCATGGTGTAGTTGGAGTTTCGAGCAGACGACGCAATGTACGCATCATTTACATCAACAGAATGATACCCGACATCTCCCACCCGTTTTGCCACATAGGTGCAGGATGCAATGCTTCGAGTCGTGCCAGCATTGTTGTTCGTTGAGACGGCATTGCGACAGAAGACTCCGCTTTGATATTTGTCAGCCGGAACATTCGCAGCCAAACTACCAAATGCTTCTCTGTCAGTTAGCGTTGTATTCGTAGGATCACCTGCGCAAAAACCAAAGACGAAACACGCATCATCAATCGAAGACGACGCTTCCCTGAACCATTCAATCAGAAGTATGAAGTTTGAATCGGTGGTAATCTGCGTACCCCGTTCCGTTTTCATCAGTCGATACCATGTATCACCATCAAACGTGGTTCCTCCAACGGGGCATTTGTCTGCATCACTAGGGTCTGGACCCGAAAACGTCAAGGTATGCACTGGTGGAACGGAAGTTGAGACATCCGGTCCTTCAGCGTCTGTACATGTACCAACATTCAATTCTGTCCATGTACCATCGGTAAGATCAACGCCTATCCATTGTTCGTCGGCTGGATCCGTACCAATCTTCCCATGCCAATGAGA